TCTTGCCCCAAGCCCTGATTGTTACCAACATGAACGCCAATGGCGCTGCTGTCGGTACTACAACTGGTCTGGCTGTGGGTGTCTCGACCACTTCTGGCGGCTCTAGCTTGTACGGCTCTGTCACTATTGCTAACTTGACTTCTGTCAACGGCGTGTCTGTGACTTCTCCTTCCGCACAAACTACTGCTTTGACCACGCAAACGCTTTATGTCAACGTGACCGCTTTGACCACTCCCGTGGCTGGCGCTACCTTTGACGTGTACGTTTACTGCTATGATTTCAGCACACCCTTGCTGTAATCTGAAATGAAGTAGGGAGAAGCCATCCTCACAAGGGGTGGCTTTTTCTGCTTTTAAAGCTACAATTAACAAACCTTTTGCAAAGGACTCAAAATGTCATCTACGACTATTACCCGTGGTAATTCCCACGAAACTTTTTATATTCAGCCTTCATTAACGCCTGTTGCTGTTGCTGCTAACACTACCGCCGCCCAAACCTTTGCTTTGCCTGGCTTGCAAACGACTGACATCGTTGTTGTGTTGGGTCTGAACGGTTCGCAAATTGCTGGTATCGTGGTTGCTGAAGCTGATTGTTTGGCTGCTAATGTGCTAACCATCCAATTTGCTAACGTAACTGCTGCTTCTGTTACTCCTACTGCTGGGGTTTACACCATCCAAGTTACTCGCTTGGAAGGCCCCGCACCTGTAACGGCTGTCTAACATGGCAAATACTTCTGTCCTCAGAATTGGTGGCCCTACTCTCGGTTTAACCGTTGGTACGGCTGCACACTCTGCTGTCCAGTTAAAAGCTAACACGCCAGACCAGATTAACTATGTTGCCTGCCTAAATACTGGCTCTGGCAACGTGGCAATCAAATTTAGTCAGCTTTCTACGGACACGGCTGCTTTGCCTACTGATGGGACTTTTGCAGACTTTGTGCTGCCTGGCGTCATGGAAACACCCGTGGTGCTTGCTTGCCCTCCCATGAATAGTCAATTGCCATGCTACGTTACTGCTATTGCATCAAGTGCTGGTAACACGGTGTTTATTACACCGATGGTTGACCAATCGTAAGGAAAAAAATGGCTGGCCCAAATAAGACCGTTGACCAGAACATCCTGCCTGTTCAGGCATTGTTTAATTTGGATAATTCGTTCAATACGTTTATCGGTCAGGGTCAGCCCTTTTATGCAACTGTCAATCCCATTCAATCGGGTCTGACAATCACAAATTCAACCATTGATAGCTCAGTTATCGGTGGCTCTGTCCCTGCTGCGGCTACTTTTACCTCGATGGCTACGACCTCGGGTACTGTGGCTAATACTGCGGCAAGCCCGACAGATATTGTTAATAAATCATATGTTGATATGGTGGCTCAAGGCTATCAGATCAAAGCTGAAGCCCAATGCGCTACAACGGTCAATATCACGCTTTCTGGCCTTCAAACAATTGATGGCTACACTACCCTAGCTGGCGACCGAGTTCTTGTTAAAAATCAGTCTAATCAAGCTAATAATGGCGTTTATGTCGCAGCTTCTGGTGCTTGGTCACGTTCAACTGATTGCGCTACTTACGCCTCGCTGGTTTCGGCATTTATCTTTATTCAAAACGGCTCAACTCAGCAAAATACTGGTTGGGCTTGCACAATCCCTACATCTGGAACGCTTGGAACGACACCAATTACTTGGTCGCAGCTTGCCAGTTCTGTGGGTTATTTTGCTGGCACAGGGTTAACCCTTAGCTCTTACACGTTTAGCATTACCAACACAGCAGTTACCGCTGGTTCTTACGGTTCTGCATCAAGCGTTTCAACGTATACAGTCAATGCACAAGGCCAATTAACCGCTGCTAGTAATACCGCTATCAGCATTGCACCGAGCCAGATCAATGCGGCGATACCCAATAGTTCCTTGGCGAACTCTAGCGTTACGTTCAATGGTGTTAGCGTTGCTTTGGGTGGCAGCGGAACGATTACTGCCCAAACTCCCAACGCCCTTACTATTGGTACTGGATTATCTGGCGGCTCATTCAACGGCTCCAGCGCAGTAACGATTGCGAATACTGGCGTTCTTAGCTTCTCGGCTGGCACGACAGGGTTTACGCCTACTACGGCTACAACTGGCGCTGTAACGCTAGGCGGCACACTTAATGTGGCTAATGGTGGCACAGGCGCTACCTCGCTGACAGGCTATGTATATGGCAATGGCACAGGGGCTTTTACGGCCTCTACAACCATTCCTAGCAGCTCAATTACTGGCTTGGGTACTATGGCTACCCAAAACGCCAATTCTGTGGCTATTACGGGCGGCACTTTAAGCGGCGTGACAAGCACAGGTGAAACGCTAAATAACCCATCGATCAGCAATTACGCCACGTTTACGGCTGTTTCAGCGCCAACCTACACAGCAGGTCGGTTGTGGTATGACACCAATCAAAATGCGCTGGCTTACTACAACGATGTAACCAACAACACGCTGCACATTGGCGAGGAAATCCAGCTAAAGGTTTATAACAATACTGGCAGCACTATCAATATCGGTCAGCCTGTTTATGTAACGTCAACCAGCAGCGGGTATACATACCCCAATGTTGCCCTTGCTATCGCTAACAGTCTGACAACTGGTAACGTAATTGGCCTGGCTAACCAAAATATCCCAACTGGAACGGCTGGCTATGTAACAACCATTGGTCTTGTTCAAGGCCTTAATACTGGTAGCTACACCGTTGGCGACACCTTATATTTATCGCCTTACTCTGCTGGCTATTTCCAAAACACAATCCCGCCAACAGGTTACGCAATCAAGTTGGGAACTGTTGCTTATGTGAATTCGTCAAATGGCGCAATTTACGTTAACAAAAGCATCTTGTCTGTCCAGGCCGGAAACATTGTTGGGCAAGTTGGTCTGTCAAACGGTGGCACAGGCGCAAACTTGACCGCTGTTGCTGGCGGTGTGGTTTATTCCGGCGCTTCTGCTTTGGCTATTTCGGCAGCAGGAACAACAGGCCAAGTGCTGACCTCAAATGGCTCAAGCGCACCAACTTGGTCAACTCCCACGGCCTACGCTACGGTCACAGACGATACGACCACTAACGCAACCCGCTATCCATTGTTTGCGGCTACCACTAGCGGCAATCTGACAACCGAATACACAAGTTCGACCAAGTATCAGTTCAACCCTTCTACTGGAACGCTGACAGCAACGGTTTTTAGCGGCTCTGGCGCATCTTTAACCAGCATCCCTAACTCTGCCCTTAACAACTCATCAATCACCGTTGGAACGACCGCTATCAGCCTTGGTGGAACTGCTACAACGATTGCAGGGCTGACCAGCGTTACATCGACCACTTTTGTGGGCGCTTTGACGGGCAATGCGTCAACTGCCACAACTGCGACAACGGCGACTAATGCAAACAACGTAGCGATCACAGACAACACCAGTTCTAGCTCAACTTGGTATCCAGTTCTGTCGGCGGCATCTACGGGCAATAATCCCGCAACGACTAGCTCGACCAAGCTGTCTTTTGTGCCTTCTACTGGCACATTGACCGCAACTCAGTTCAGCGGGTTACTGGTTGGCTCTGCCCCTGTCACGGTGGCTGCAAGCACTTATTCTGTGGCGGCGACTGACATTTGGGTTATCAACAACTATGCTGGCACTCTGACGCTGACATTGCCCACAGCATCCAGCTATTCGGGCCGTGTGTTGAATATCATCAATTACCAAGCCTACACGGTGGTTTCGGCATCTTCTAATGTTGTGCCGATTGCTGGTGGCTCTGCTGGCACAGCCATTTTGAACGCCATTGCTGGTGACAAATGCACCTTGGTTTCTAATGGCACAAACTGGGTTTTGGTCGAATACATCCCGAATAACATCCTTTTGCTGAACTAACATGAACTACAAATGGTATATTTCTAAGATTTCAGCTACTGATGGGCTAATCACCCATGCACATTACAAATGTGTGCTGACTGACGATAATTTGTCTGTTGAAACTGAAGGCAACTGGTGGTTTAATGAGCCAAAGATCAAAGTTCCTTTTGAGCAAGTGTCAGAGGAAATGGTTGCTGGTTGGATTGAGCAAGAGGCTGTTAAAGATGGCGTTTGCCACATAAAATCTAGGCTAGAGGAACAGCTTAAAGCATTAGAAGCACACAAAACCGTTGTTGCTCCTTGGTTGCCTCAAGTTTTCACACCGGAGTTATAAATGACAGTTAATCTTTCTCTATTTGCTGGTGCTGGCGCACAATTTTTTGATAATAATGGTTTGCCTCTTAATGGTGGACTTCTTTATTCCTATGCTGCTGGAACTTCCACTCAAGCTGCTACTTACACATCAAATAGCGGCTCAATTGCTAATAGCAATCCTATTGTTCTTGACTCTGCTGGTCGTGTGCCAAATGAAATTTGGTTGACTCAAGGTTCAACATATAAGTTTGTTTTACAAACTTCTGTTGGTGTGCAAATTGGCTCATGGGATAACATTCCTGGCGCTAACGACCAAACATCAATAAACGCAGTAAGTGCAGCTTTAACAGCATTTGAAACATCCCTTGCTTCTTCTACTGGGTCTAGTTTAATTGGCTACAACGAAGGAAGCACAGGTGCAGTAACCACTACGGTTCAAGCTAAGTTGCAGCAAACTATTAGCGTTCAAGATTTTGGCGCTAAAGGTGATGGCGTAACTGATGATACGGCAGCTGTTCAAGCTGCAATTGTTGCTTGTATTGCAAATAACAGTATTTTAACTGGTGAAGGCACATTTAAATTAACTTCAACAGTAAATTTTAGAAACGTATGTGTAAATATGCCTAATGCTACTTTTAAAGTAGCTCAATCAGGTTTAGGTGTTTACATTGGCGGCAATTCCGCAAATACAAATAACCCACCACAATGTTTTGGCGCTATTATTCGATCAGTTGGAACCGATGCTTACTCAACCCCAACAATTCGCATGATCGGCGCATCTTGCCAAGATATATATGTTGGTTATACAGGATATATTCAATTATACGCTGATACAAGCACATCTGAAAATGGTCAATCTTATGCTATTCAATATTCTAATATTACAATCATAAATTGCACCACTTTGGAATTAACCAATAACGCATCAACAACAGGAAATCCTGCCCAACAATATATCAATGAAAATTGCTTTACTTTAAGTGCAATTCAAAATTTATTGATAAATGGAACTTATGGTCACAACCATAATACTTTTAACCAAGGTTCTTTTGAAGGAAATGCCAACATCAATATGCAGGTTGGTGGTTCTAATTATGTAAATAATATTAGAAATGAAGGTTTATTAACTGTAAATTTTGCTTCTGGTGTCCAAGATTGCATAATTACAATCGGATGGGTAAGCTCTGGAGATCGTTATCCCAATTATGCAAATTTATCTATAACAAATAATGGTGCAATGTGTGGTGTTCAGCATCTTTATGATCTTTATGCGCCTTTGATTCCCATTGTAGGTTTTAGTTATCAAAACTTAATTAAAGTAAGCGCAAATTACAATGTAATTGGTGCAAGTAACATAACTATAAATTCAACCAATTTAAGTGTTCCAAGTTTTACAACTTTTTACCAAAGTGGTTTAATTCCAGTAAACGGCGATACTAACGCAATTTTTGAATTAAATATATATAATGCTTCTGGCGGTATAAGAACAGTTGTTACTGGATACGATAGCACAAAAACAGCAATAACACCTGCATCAAATCAAGTCACATTTGATGGATATGGAAATGTTGCTTTTGGACAATCCAGCAATACATCAAACGCAATTCAAGCTGATAGATTCTTTGTTCTTCCTACAAATTGTGCATTTATACAAATTACTGTAAATTCTGCGGGAACTGCAACGACCTTTGATAGTTTTTATCTTGGTGTTAGAGCTGCTGATACACAATTAAGAAAAAAAATTGATTCGTATACATTCACAACAAATAATCTTTATTAAAAGATTTATTTATGTCTAATACGAAAATATCTTCATTAACTTCCGCTGCTACGCCTTTAGCGGGTACGGAAGTTTTGCCTGTTAATCAAAGTGGCGTTACTACACAAGTTTCTGTCGCAAATTTAACTTCTGGGCGAGCAGTAGGCGTTTCTAGCTTAACCGTAACTAATGCAAACCCACGATTAACCCTTTCAAACACAGGAACAGGCTATACTATCATAGACGTAAGTAGCGGCGGTGGTAGTTTTTATGTTGGAGCAGACGACAGCGCAGGTAGCACTTTTGGCACTTCTGCTTACGCTCGAATTTTGTATGGGTATGGCAACTACCCTATGATATTTGCCATAAATGGCCTAGAAAAATTCCGCATAGACACCAGCAGCAATTTTGTTCCTAAAGTAGCGGGTGCTGGCATCAATTATACAGCCAATACCCCGCAATCGGGAATGACTAGCCAGTTGTTGAATTGGTATGAAGAAGGTACTTGGACGCCAAATCAAGGTGGTGGTCTTACAGTTATTGGTGCATTTAGTTCGACAGGAAAATATACCCGCATTGGGCGTAATGTAACTATTAGCGGAACAGTAACTGGAGCAACAAGTGTTGCTGTAATTGCGGCTGGAGTTATTACAACAAATCTTCCTTTTACTGTCGGCACTGCTGGTCATGGAAATGCCACTAATGCAGCCGTTAACGCATTTTCTGCTGTTATTTGTAGTTCTACAAATGTAACTTCTGCGGGTGCTATTGCTTCTACTGGAACTATTACATTTTCAGCAACTTATTTTGTTTAATTATGGCTATCACATATAAATGGTCAATCCCTAAGATGACGGTTAATCCATCTGTTGATGGTAAAACCGATGTGGTGATCTATGCCGATTGGATGTGTGTCGGTACTGATGACGTTAACAACCTGACCGCCGCCGCTGCTGGAACGGCTAAGTTGGGTGAGCCAGCAAACCCATTTACGGCTTACAACGACTTGCAAGAGTCTCAAGTTTTGGCTTGGTGCTTTGAACCTATAACGTATAGCGTTACAAACCCAATTGACAACACAACCATTACAATTACGATTAATCTGCAACCAGACACAGAAGCCCAAGTAGCGGGTCAATTAGCTCGTCAACTGGCTGCTATTTCTGCCAATCCTCCTCTGCCTTGGATTAAACATGACCAAACCAATTGACATCATTAGCCGAGCATTAAAAGACATTGGTGCTTTGGAAGCAGGGGAAACGCCAACGGCTGACGCTGCCCAAGATGCTTTCGATATGCTGAACGGCATGATCGATCAATGGTCAAACGAATCCATGATGGTCTACTACAAGAATGAGATCATCTTTCCTGTTGTGCCAGGTCAGACCCAATACACCATTGGCCCAACTGGTGAAATCGGCGCAGGGTTTACTGGCTACGTCAGCGGCAATCAACTGACTGTTGCCAATACCAACGTCAACAACTTTGCTGGCACAGGCTCAATCAATAGCTCTACGCTGACAATTCTGTCGGTGTCCAGCGGTGCTTTGCAGGTCGGCAGCATCATTACTGGCGCATCTATCCCTAGCGGCACGTCTATTCTGTCGTTTGGGACGGGCAACGGCGGCGTGGGTACTTACACCATTTCGCAGTCGCTGTTTATCAACCAAGAATCGATCACGGCTAATGCGCCCATCATCACTTCTGGCGCTATCAGCAACGGTCAATATCTGACCACTAGCTACGGCGTAAACATGAACTTGCCCCAAGGAACGCAGATTGTGGCGTTTAACACGGGCGCTGGTGGGAATATCAATGAAGCAGGTACTTACACGCTTAATAATTACGTTACAACACCTAATCCTGCTTTTACGGGTTCTATTTCTGGGACTACCCTTACTGTTAGTGCTGTTTCTGCGGGTTATCTGGGTGTTGGTTGCGTGGTTAGTGGCTCTGGGGTTACAAGCGGCACAAAAATCACGGCGGTATTAACTGGCTCTGGTGGCGCTGGCACTTACACGGTTTCTGCTTCTCAGTCGGTGGGCAGCACCTCAATGACAGGGACTGTTACGCCTTTCCCGATCACGGCTTACTATCAGCGCCCTCTGACCATTTCTAGCTGCTTTGTGCGTATTAACACGAACTCTAACGGCATCCCTGTCCAGAATGGCGGCTTGGATTACCCAGTAGCTGTGCTGTCGCTGGAAGAATACGAAATGATTGGCTTAAAGACCTTGAACGGCCCTTGGCCCAAGGCGCTTTACTATCAGCCAACTGAGTTGCTCGGTAACATTTACTT